CACGAACTCTGGCTCGGGCGTATACGTCCCCGTCACGCCGTCAGAAGATATTGGTGGCGATGGAGACTTTGCGTTTGACCAGAACACCAACACGCTTTATGGCCCGAAAGATTCAACGCAAACGAACCCGTGGCCTGTCTCAGGGTTAAGCATCGGTAACGGTCGTTACACCTGGCGAGCAGCGTGGTCGAGCAGCAACAGTTACAACGCTGGTGACATCGTTCATTACAACGCCGAGCAGTTTGTTTGCATCAAGACGCTTGACTATGGCTCACCCGTCGCGTGGACTGCTCAGGCGTACACGGCTGGATCGTATGTGACTTACAGCAGCGTGCTTTATGTCGCAGTGGTTGATGCTGTTAGTGGTGATGTGCCTGGCACTGCTACGTCGGTTTGGAAGCAAGCAACCCCGGACATTGACTCTGCTAATTACGCTTTTGCCGCGCAAGGCAATTTCTTGCGGCTCTCGTCAAGTATTCAAGCTGAAACAACCTTGAGCAGCAGTTCAGGAACGATGCGTTTGGCGGTTGCGAAAAACTCTTTGCTTTACGGCGCGTACCCGATTGCCCCGCAAGGCATTCAAACGGGCAGCACGTTTCCGAATTACATCGTTGATTCGCAGGCAGTTGATAACAGTTCAAGTCTCGAGTTGAGCACTACTAGCTTTCTGACTCCTGCTTGGAACTCGGGTGGTGGTGGTGCAACTGTTGAAGTGAAGGCGAGCGGTGTGACGACTGCAAAGATCGCTGACCGTAACGTCACGAACATCAAGCTTGCTAACACTTCGGGCAGTGAAGCCGTGAGCACTGGCGTGATTCGTGACTCAGCAGTCACGACTGCAAAGCTCGCTGACAGTTCAGTCACGAGCGCAAAGATCGCAACCGGCACGATTGTCACAGCGGACATTGCTAACGATGCGATCACTCAACCATTGCTCGCCTCTGAGGCAGTTGGTGAAGGAAACATCAGCCCGTATATAACCACTGGAACCTCAAGCCCGAGTGCTTACGTCGCGGCTTCAAAGCTCGTGAGTGCAAGCACCACAGTGTCGGGCACGTCGATCAGCACCACAAACCCAGCTCTCGACGCGGCCTCAGCAATGATTGAGCGCACGAATGGCATGTGGCTTTACCCGTGGAGCCTGGGCAACTCAAGCGCTGCAACATCAGGAGTAACAAGGTTTACGCGCTTTAGGGCAAACAGGCCACTGACGATCAAGTCAATGGCAGTCATTATTGCTAACGCATCAACGAACGCTGAGACACTTCAGTTTGGGTTGTACGACTCCGCTGGCAATCGCCTCGTTTCGTCTGGCAACGCAACGCTTTACACAACGGCGGGCGGCTCAACGACCACGACTACAACGTCAGCTGGCGTCAAGTACGCAGTCCTCAACGGCTCAACTGGTTACACGCTCAGTGCGGGCAGCGAGTATTACGCAGCGTTCTCGTACACGTACACATCGGGCACGGGCATCACGTTCACTCAAGCAGCGAGCGTGGGCACTGCAAACGTCTTTCAGTTGTTTGGTACGACGGTTGGGCTGTATGACGCGGCAGCGGTAGCAGTGTCAACTCTTCCATCGACAATGGGAAGCGCGGCAGCGTCAACGATTCAACCAACGTTTGCGTTGCTGACCGTCTAACCCTGGAGATTCCTTATGAGTATTTACGCGGTTCCATCAACGTCATTTCAGGCTGTTTTGTCCGGTGCTCCTACGGGGCAAACCGGGACGCTTGGTGTGCGCGTCCTTCAGGCATCATCGGGGTCAGTGTCGATTGCTCGCACAACGTCAGGGATAACTGAGAACCCGTCGGGCTCTGGCATTTACATTGCCACGTTGATTGCCCCGTCAGTAGCGGGCGAGTACATCGTCGTTTGGGATACGGGAACAGTGTCTCCATCGACAAGCGCGTCGGAGGAGCTGTTCGTTACGGGCACTCCCCCCAATCCGTCTACAGCAACGTCGGGGTCGCAACCTGGAATGAATGCTTTGGCGCTTCGTACCGAAGTGTTGAATCATGGTTTTGACGGCTCGATCTTCAGCTCGTCCGTGCTCAATCAGTATTTGAATGATGCGATTGGTGACTTGTGCAGCAGGGCTTTTTATTACGGCGAGGAGCAGGAGCAGGTCACGACAACTGTTGCCGGCACCGCGAACTATGCGTTCCCAACGGATCTAACGAAGTTGCGTAACGTGAGGCTCACGAGCCCGCAGCAGGAGTTGTCGTTGATTGACTTGCGTGACATTGACCGCTCTACCCCAACGTCGGGCACACCGTATTGCTATGCGTTGAACGGGTCGGGGATCACCGTGTACCCAACACCGGATGCGGTATATCCAATGAACCTTCGCTACTACCAGATTTTGAGTCCGTTGGTGTATGACACGGATGTTCCTGGCCTTCCACCGAGGTATCACCGTTCACTGACGTACTACGTGATTGCACGGTGTTTTGAGCGTGAGGATGACATTCAGCAAGCTCAGTATTACGACTCTAAGTGGGAGCAGACAGTCAAGAACTTGAAATCGGATCTTGTGTTCCCGTTGACTGATGGCCCTCGACAGGTGAAGTCTCAGTGGGATAGTGGGCCTGTGAAGCCCGGTTGGGGCTTCTGGCCTTGAGAGGCACTCCCTTTGTTCACGGTGACTTCCGTGGCGGGTTGAACACGAAAGCAGCTAATTATCTCCTTGAGGACAATCAGTGTCGTGATTGCCTGAATGTTCAGAGCACGAGCACGGGCGCGATCGTTAAACGCAACGGCAGTGTTGCACTTGGCAAGAGTTCGTTGTTCCCGTCGGGTGGCGTTCCAAGGTCTTTGTTTGCGGTTGAGTCAACGGACACGGATCATTTCCTTGTTGGTGTTGGTGGCAGTGTTGTCTCAACTAAGAGCACGGGCTCTACTCTCGCTAGTGGTTTCAGTAGTGATACGTGGGATTTCGTTGAGGCAACAGCTCAGGACGGCCAGGGGCCAGTGTTCATGGTCAATGGTGCTAACCCTCCGCAGGCGTATGACGGGACAAGCCTTGTAGGTTGGACTCGGGATTCCTCTAGCACGTTGGGTACACCGGATACGGCGGTGCCGAACGGCAAGTACCTCGCGGTGCATGAGAGTCGAGTTGTGATTGCCGGCGAGAGCGAAAACCCTTCAACCTTGTATTGGAGTGAAGTGCAAGTCGGCACGGGCACTTTGCCTCGCAGGTGGATGGTTGAGAATCAGCAGTTGTTTGATCCGGGTGACGGGGATGTCATTACGGGCATTGGCAGGGTTGGCTCCAATCTTCTCGTGTTTAAGAAGCACAAGGTGTTCGTGGTCTATGACCTAAACACTGGTGCTAATCGTCGGTTGACGACAAACATTGGGTGCGTGTCGCACAGGTCGATTGTGGAGACTCCGCAGGGCACGTTCTTCTTGTCTGACTCTGGCGTGTACGTCACGAACGGCAGCACAGTGCAACTGGTGAGCGAGCAGATCACTCCAAGCTTGGAGGCGTTGACAAGCAACTCAAGTGCCGTCGGTGCCGTGCATAAGAACCATTACTACTTGAGCTTCCCTGATGGCGTGTCGTCGCCTGTCTTTGACTATGACCTTGTGTTGAAGTCTTGGTGGTTGCACAACATTGGGCCTTCGGGCAACCGGGTGATCTATGACTTTACGACAAGGTTTAATGACGCGGCTTCAGAGCTGTATGGCGTGTCCTCGGACATTGGGCAGTTGTTTGTGCCTGACACGTACACGGACTTTGGTAGTGCGTATCCGTGGCGTTGGGCTGGGCCGTGGCTTGCACCTGGTCAGGCTCGCGTTGTGTACCCGGCGACTCGTAAGCGTCTTAGGGCGTTGCGCGTTGATGGGTTTGGTCGAGCGAAGCTGACGGTGGACAAGGATTTCTACAACTCTGATACGCCCGTGTCGTCGCAGAACCCGAATGGCAGTGTGAGCACGACGTTGTTTGCGTTGCCGGAGAGCACGACGTTGGGGTCTAGTACGACGTTCTTTGGTGATTACGACGGCAGCACTACTCCCCCGACGCTTAAGGCTTCTACGACGTTTGGTGACACGGCAAGCATGTCTCAGGCGAGGGTTTGGGGCCAAGGTGTTGCACGGTCTTGGAGCCTTACGTTTGAGAACGATGCGAGTGACCTTGTGACGCCGATCGCAGCAGTGATTCAGAACTACACAATCTTCTTCCAGGAGCGTACTCAGTGAGCACCCCAGTAACCATTACGGATCTTGTTCTTGGTAATCCGAACAGCACCGAGGACGTAAAGATCAAGAACAACTTTGCGAACATCAAGACTTGGATCAGTAGCCCCGCGTTGGGAGCTGACGACATTGCCTCAAATGCAATTACTTCCGCGAAGATTGCTGACAGTGCTGTAGACACGGCTGAGATTGCTGCTTTGGCAGTGACCGACAGTAAGATTGCGGTTGGGGCTGTAACCACCGATAAAAT